ACTGTGGGCTGGGCGTCGTTTGAGGAGTCTTATGTTCTGGAGGTTAAATTTCTCAAGGGATCTCCGGGCCTACCGACAGTATGGAGGAATCTGGATGAATTTCTATTGAAGACGTATATCCATGAACGCGGACTTATGAGGATTGTTTGTACGGCAGTGGACACAGGCGGACATCACACTAAAGAGGTGTATGATTTCGTAAAAGAGAGGGGAAGTCGCAACATCTACGCAATCAAGGGCGCCAGCCTGGCCGGGCAGCCGATAAGCGGAAAACCATCAAAGCAGAAAAACGGGGTAGATCTCTACATGGTTGGAACGGATACCGCGAAGGACCTGCTATTTAACCGGCTTACTATATCAGAGCAAGGACCAGGTTATATACACTTTCCTACTACGCTGACCGAAGAGTATTTTAAGCAGCTCACGGCTGAGAAAAAGATAACGAAATACGTCAAGGGGTTTAAGAAATTTGAATGGGTAAAGACCAGGGAGCGCAACGAGGCGCTGGACCTGTTTGTTTATAACATAGCCGCGCTTAACATTGTGGCTTTTATCGTGTATCCGAACCTTACTATCGTACAGATGCTGGACGGATTGGCCGAACAGCAGCGGAAAATGTCGGCTCCGGAGGCGGCCAGTACGACAAGCGGTGGGCGGATGATTAACGAAGGGGAGAGAGTCGAATGAGTTCAAGCAGCTTATTGACGGAGTGCGAAACAGCCATATCTATGGTTATGAGAGGAAAATCATATAGCATTGGAGGGCGTTCTTACACAAGAGAAGACTTGAAGGAGCTTAGAGAGTTCAGGAAAGAGTTAAGGGCGGAAGTGGCCAGGGAGACAAATAGCGGGATAGAGGTAAGTGGCATTACGCCGGTGGATGATTGAGGTGTTAAAAAACCATGAGTGATGATAAACAGATGCAGCCTGAGAGATATAGTGTTGAGCCGATCTCAAGGATTTATTGTATTAATATGGATTGTTACAACCTTGTCACAGACCAGACTTGCTGCAATTTAAAAGCCGTCACTATAAACCATAAAGGCGTATGTGACGACATGGTGAAGATTAAAAACAAAAGGAAAAAAAATAAATGAAACCCCAAATAAATACCAATGCCTTGCCAGATTTTGTCCGCCGAAAACTTGAGCTAAATGGTACGGTATCGGCACAGGCGGGGGCGTATCATGGCGGGTCTCGGAAGCGGAGGCAGTCGCATGGGTGGAAGCCTGGCGGAGGAGATGCTGATGCGGATACGTTGTTTGATCTGGCATCGCTAAGGGAACGCAGCAGGGATTTGTTACGAAACCAGCCTATTGCAACCGGTGCTATAAATACAAATTGTGTCAATGTGGTGGGCTCCGGTCTCAAGATGCAGTCCCGGATTGATAGGAAAGTGCTCGGTATGGATGAAGATCCGGCGGAGGAGTGGCAGCGAAACACTGAGAGGGAGTGGAAGTCGTGGGCGGATAATCTTGATTGTTCCCTGGACAGAGGCGGCAATTTTGCCGATATCACAAATCTGGTCTTTCGTTCTGCGCTTGAGAGTGGCGACGTATTTGCACTCCTGGCCAATGTGGTGCGTCCGACTTCACCATACGGCCTGAAAATACAACTCATTGAGGCTGACAGGGTACGCAATGAGAATGACACCCAGGATAAGACAGAACTGACAGCCGGTGTTGAAAAGGACAGCTTCGGAGCGCCTAAAAGGTATCACATAAGCACCACACATCCGGGCACTGTAAAGACACCTTATGCGCGTAAATGGGATAAAAGGGACGTATTTACCAAGTCCGGACGCAGGAATATTATACATGTGTATGAAAAGTTAAGACCGGACCAGACCAGGGGTGTGCCGTATCTAGCGCCTGTCACAGAATTACTCAAGCAGCTGGGTAAATTTACAAATGCAGAAATCATGAGCGCGGTTATCAACTCGTATTTCACTGTATTTGTAAAATCTCCGGATGGAGACACAGGACTGGCACCGTTCCAGCCAACTACAGAGACAGGTGGCAAAGCGTCTGATGATGACTATAAAATGGGCATGGGTGCATTTGTAAAGCTTGCAAATGGCGAGAGTGTAGAGTTTGCAGATCCAAAACGGCCTAACCAGAACTTTGACCAGTTTGTAGAGGCTATTTTTCGTCAGATAGGTACGGCGCTGGGGTTGCCGTTTGAGGTGCTGGTGCAGCACTTCCAGAAAAGCTATTCAGCGGCCAGGACAAGTATGTTGCTGGCGTGGAAGATGTTCAGCACCCGCAGATCGTGGCTGGTAAACCATTTCTGTGATCCGGTGTATGAGGCGTGGATGGAAGAGGCGGTATTGCGCGGCAGGGTAGCGGCGCCAGGCTTTCTCGATGATCCGATCATACGCCAGGCTTATCTCGGTAATACATGGATCGGCCCTTCACCGGGACAGATTGACCCGGTCAAGGAGACTAAGGCGGCAGGCGAGAGGCTGGCGCTGAGGCTGACTACCAGATCCGGAGAGGCGGCAGCTATCGGAGAGGACTTTGACCAGAATATTGAGCAGTCTGCACGGGAAGAGAAGCAGATCAAAGACCTGGGACTGGCGGATTCAAAGTCAACTGTTACCGATGACGATATTAAGGACGCAGATAAGGATTAAATAATTTTAATTTTTTTTTGAGGAGACGTAAGTATGGGTGATAGGGATAAACAGAACAGATCGCCACAGGCAAGCGCGGAGAAGTTTGGAGCCGGGCAGGTAAGGATAACAAACAACAAAAACGAGGTAATGGGTCAACTAGTAAATGTGTCCGGCGACATGATGGGTATGTTGTCAAGGGTTGAGGAGGTCAGGCTTGACGGGTTGGACTGCAAGATAACGTCCAGATCGTTAGCTATTAATTCAAACAATAACGATTATGGACTCACACTGAAAACTTCTCACGCTTCAACAGTTAAAGCGATTAAGGATAAGAAAACGCGAAAGTGGGTTTCTCCACAGACCAAAAAATAGAGAGATCCTTCGACTCCGCTCAGGATGACGGGGCTCGTGTTACGAGTTGCAGGCTACGAGTTTAAAAGGGAGTAAAAAATTATGGATAAATTATTGACTATGCCGTTGTTGTGGGCGATTTTGCCGGATCAGGTTGGCATGACTCAGCACGCTTTTATGTCTTATTTGAAGCAGTCACTGGTTGTAGACAGTGAGGTATTGAAAACAGAGGCGAGTCTACTTGACGTCGATATCGACAAAATGCCGTCAACATTCATTATGGATGGACAGATTGCTATCATGCAGATTGAAGGCACCATCACACCGAGCGCTGATATTTTTTCCCGGCTGTTCGGAGGAGCCACAATCGACGTGATGACCAGGGATTTTAAGGCATTGGTAGGCGATGATAATGTCAAGGCGATTGTGCTGGATATAGATTCTCCTGGCGGAGTTGTGCATGGGGGCTTTGAGTTTGCGGAGTTGGTGTATGGTGCCAGGTCGTTAAAGCCGATTATTGCAATTTCCGGTACAATGATGACATCACTGGCGATGTTGATTGCTTCGGCAGCCGAGGATGTATTCATCACCAGTGAGAGCGTTATAACCGGCTCAATCGGTACTATTGCAAATCATGTTGATATATCCGGGCTTGAAAAGAGCCTGGGCATCAAGACTACACCTATCACCGCCGGCAAGTTCAAGGCGATCGCCTCCGCCTTTGCACCTCTTTCTGTAGAAGGACGTGCGGATATACAAAGGCAGCTTGATCATGTAAATGATGCGCTGGTTGAAACTATAGCAAGGTTTAAAGGGGTAAGTGTGGATACTGTTAATTCAAAGATGGGTGACGGCAAGGTGTTTATTGGATCTCAGGGGATTGAGGCCGGGCTGGCCGACGGCATCATAGAGCCTGATGAATTAATAGAACGTATTAACGCGCTGGTTAAATAAAGACAGTGCAAATTAATTGTATAATTTTTATAGGAGAAAAGGTTATGTCATTGTTTGGAAAGGATGTAAAGCCGTCTGTAGAAGCCTTACAGAAAGATCACCCTGGTATATATCAGGAAGTGATGGCGCTGGGCGAAGCAAAGGCACAGGATGGCATCGAAGCTGTCAAGGCTGAGGCGTTTGATGCGGGTAAGGTAGAGGGAAAAGCAGAAGGGCAGTCAGCCGGTGAGGTAATTGGCGCAAAGAATGAGCTGGCAAGGGTACTGGCGGTAGAGGCGGCGTGTATACCAGGGCATGAGAAGCTTGTAGCCACACTCAAGGCGGATGGCAAGACTACAGGCCCGGAAGCCGCTGCGCAGGTTGTAAAGGCTGAGAACGAAAAGAGGGCAAGCGGCCTGACAAACCTCCAGGAAGAGGCGGCTGATCCGGTGGCACCGGAGAATGTTGACTCAACAGTACCGGAAGCAAAGACACCGGATGAAGCGCTGAAAGCAGCCTGGGACGGTAAACAGGGCGCAGCATTAAAGGCTGAGTTTGGTGAAAATGGTTTTGACAGTTATGTCGGCTATTTTAAGGCAGACGCCACTTTTAACAAAACAGGCAAAATCTCTCTGTAGTTGATTAAAGTATTTAGGTTATAGGAATTTAAGTATTTAAGAATTTAAAATTTTAACAGGAGATTGAATTATGACGACTTTAGCAGTTAATGAACAGGTAGATCATGTGATTGGTGACATGGGCGCTTACCCGGTTGTTGCTTCTGACATTATCTACACACGGTCAGCAGTCGGACTGGTAGATGCTTCCGGCCATGCACAGCCACTAACATCAGCAGATAAGTTTGTCGGTTTTTGTACTGAAAAGGCAGACAACTCAAGCGGCTCGGCTGCGGATATTGACGTACAGGTGAGCCGTAGGGGTGTGATCAAGTTATCTGTTTCCGGGGCAGTTATTACAGACGTCAACCAGCCGGTTTATGCTACAGATGACAATGCTTTTGTATTCAATCCGGTAGGGGGTGTATTTATCGGCTTTGTTCACAGGTTTGTATCAGCAGGGGTGGCTGAGGTTTCATACGATGCGAATAACTTCATTGATCCATACTCTTTCTACGGTGCGCCAGGCGAGTATGAGACAGTTAGCGGAAACACAACGCTGGATATTGAAGACAACGGCAAGGTTCTGTTTGTCGATACAGATGCAATCACGATCACACTGCCAGCGGTAGCGACTCCGGTGAATTGTACCATAGTAAATATCGGGGCATTCGGCACGATCCTGGTATCAGTATCACCAAACGCATCAGACATGATACACGCCCCTGACATTGCAGGCACAAATGATAAGGACCATCTCAACACTAAGGCCACGGCCAGAAGAGGAGACCTTGTGCAGCTACGCACAGGAGATGCGGACGGATGGGTTGTCAGTAACCAGAAAGGCACCTGGGCACAGGAGGCGTAAGGCAATTAGAATTTATTATTGACGATTGAATATTGAAAAAGATGGCAAACGATAGCAACGACAAAACAAAGACTTATCTCAACGAAACACTGAGGAAGGTATTAGTGGAGACGCACGAAGGTATCAGCGTCCCTCTGCTTAATCGTAACACTGAGCAGATTATCATTAATTGTCACGGCGGATCTGTTGTAGATGTAAAGCCTTTGTTGAAATTTAAGTAACATCCCTCACCCTACCCTCTTCCCAAATGGGAGAGGGGAAAGTGGGGGGTAAGTATATTCGGAAAGGTCACCTCCTGTATGGAGCAATGAAAGCCCGGATTTGTGCGAAATCTAATTTTGCCCAGATTCGGGCTTTTTTAATCATTTACAGGAGGTGTAGCATGTTATCAGCATTGAGCAGCAGAGCAATAAAAGGAGAGTTTTACAATGTGCTCTCACAGAGCACCGGAGTACCCTGGGTGGAAGAGATCTCTATGTTTTTCGAGTCAGACCAGGCCAGTGAGACATACGAGCAGCTCGGCCAGGTGCCAACCATGCAGGAGTGGAAGAGCGGCAGAAATGCAAAGATGCTTGATATGTTAGGCAATCTCACTATAGTCAACAAACACTTCGAGGCAACACTTCAGGTACTAAAGTCTGAGATCAGACGCGACAAGACCGGCCAGGTGCAGATCAGGATCAATGAGCTTGTAAGAAGAGCGCAGTCGCACTGGGCAAAAATACTCACAGACCTCCTTATTACAGGGCAGTCAGTAGCTTGCCAGGATGGTCAATTCTTCTTTGATACAGACCACGCAGAAGGCAACAACACCACAAGCCAGGACAATGACCTGACTAATAACATCACGACAGCCGCCGCACCTACTTCTGCCGAGATGCAGACTGGTATCCTGGACTGTATCTCTGCGATAGTCGGATTCAAGGATAACGAGAATGAGCCTATGAATGAAGATGCAAGCATGTTCAGGGTGATGATACCGACTAACATGATGCAGGCAGCCGCCGCAGCAGTCAACAGCCCGATTGTATCAGGAGACACAAACGTGATTCACAGCCTTGGTGACTTCCAGGTGAAGTTTAGCGTAAACGCAAGACTGACCACTACAACAGAGTTTTATGTGTTCAGGGCTGATGGCAACGGCACAAAGGCGCTAATCAGACAGGAAGAGACACCGCTTGAGATAGACTCACAAGCTGAAGGTTCAGCGGAAGAGTTTAACAATAAGAGGCATCTCTACGGTGTTGATTCGTGGAGAAACGTAGGATTCGGAATGTGGCAGAATGCTTGCCTGATGACGTATACATAACGAGTTGCGAGTTGCACGTTACGGGTTACGAGTTAGAAGATTTCAGGGGGCGGGGGACTGAGTTCCCCGCTCATACCCTAATAAAATACCATGACTTTTAAAGACGATTTATTGACTGATGCTAAGAATGTTTTTCTCGCCGGTAACGACGAGTTTGACGAGAGTGTTTCGTATACGCCCAGCGGGGAGAGTGCGCGGTCTATCAATGTCGTGATGGTACGGGATAAGGTAGAGCCGAACGATGAGAATAAGAGGCTGACGTTACATAACCAGGCGGAGATGTACATAGCAAACGACGCCACGGACGGTGTGACGTCTATTAATAAGACGGCCGACCGCGTAGCGATCACAGACAGGGACGGAAACGCTCAGACGGCAAGGATAGTAGAGATTATCTCAAGTGATGATGGGATGTGGCATGTACTTGTGGAGTGGTAGAACGATTGCGGATTTCGGATTTCTGAATGCGGAATTAAAAAGGACGATTTATGGCTGATACTGTACGGGAAAAGATACTGGCGGATTTGAAGACGACCCTGGAGGGGCTTACTACCGGAAATGGGTATAACTTCGATTTTACATCGGACACGGTACAGAGGCAGTCGATACACGGTAACAGCACCACAGAGCTGCCGATGATTGTGGTGTCGCCGGGTGATCAGTCCCAAAAGCCACTGGCGAATGCACTATCCCACTGCTCGATGGAGGTTTTCCTTCCGGCTTTTTACACCCATCAGCCCACAGACTCAATCTCTACAGACGGTCGCCTTAACCAGCTTGAGGGCGATATCAAGAAGATCGTCATGGTAGATGAAACTCGCGGAGGTAATGCGCTGAGCACTCAGGTGACATCGTCGTCACCGTTTGAACCGGAAGAGGAGCAGAGGTACGCAGGGATTGTGATCGGGCTGTTAATCGAATACCGACATTTAACGAGTGACCCGGAAACTGCGGGTTAAAAATAAAGGATAAAGACAATGGCAAATAAAAAACCAGGGTTTGTCAATACTGTCAATGATGCGTCTGTACGTAAAGTTATACACGATGGTAAAGACGTGCAGACGGAACCATTGAAGGAGACAAAACCAAAAGCGAAAACGAAGGGGGTAAGCGACAATGCTGACAAAACGTAGAGTAGTAGCGGCGAAAGCCGAGTCCACAGAAGGCACAGCAGAGGCGTTGACAACGGCAGAGGGCGGCATCCTGGCGATTGACCCGAAGGTGGACGTGGATATTGCAATGCACGAGCGTACCCCGGCAAAGGCGAGTCTGGGACGGCTCACAAGCCTTGCGGGCTCAAGAAAGGCGAGTATCAGTTTCAAGGTAGAGGTGAAGGGTGCCGGATCTGCTTATTCGGGCAGCAACCTTCCTGCGCTTGATACGTATTTACTGGCGTGCGGGATGGCAAGTACGGTTGTCACCACAGGCGGGTCAGAGACAGTGACTTACGTGCCGGCATCGACAGGGGTGTCAAGTATCACGTTAGGATGTTATGAGGACGGCGTTCTTAAAAGCATAAAGGGCGCAAGAGGTAATTGTAGGATCACCATGAAGCAGGGCGAGCCGGTAATGATGGAGTTTGAGTTTACCGGAGTGTGGAACGGAGCGACAGATGTAGCTCTACTTGCACCGACTTATGAGTCCACTATACCGCCGATATTCAGATCAGCGTCGTTCACAGTGGCATCTTATGCGGCGGTAATGTCTGCGATCAATATCGACTTTGGTAACTCCTTTCATTTGAGAGAGACGGTAAACAGCGCAGAGGGCTTTTTATCAAATGTGATAACCGACAGGAATATGTCCGGAGATATGGACCCGGAGATGGTCCTGGTGGCGACTCACGACTGGTACGGCATATGGCTGGCCGGCACAACCGGCGCGCTCACTATAGGCTCTATCGGCGCAACTCAGTACAACAAGTTTACCATCACCGCACCGAAGCTGCTTGCGACTAAGGTAAGCGACGATGATGCTGAGGGCCAGGTGATAGCCGGGCAGACGTTCCAGCTGGCAGAGAACAGCGGCGACGACGAGATTTCGATCTTGTTTGATTAAAAGACAGTATTAGGACGCGGATAAAAGTAGATTAAAACAGATAAAAAAAGAGGGAAATATGTCAGAAAAGAAATTATTTGAGTATGAGATAGGTGATACGAAGTTTACGCAGCAGCCTCTTGTCTGGGGGCAGATTAAGCAGTTAAAAAATCTATTGTCCGGCACTAAGTTTACCGGCGATCTCAACGTCATGAGCATCATTGACGTATTAGAGGACAAGCTGCCGGCAGCGGTTGCGATAGTGCTCAGGGAAGAGGGAAAATCACCGAAAGAGAAGGACACCGAAGCCCTTGCAAATGGATTTGAGGATGTTCTGGAGCTGGAGACTACGGTTAATGTAATAAATGATTTTTTTTTATGCAACCGGATTGGTTCTCTCTTTCAGAAGTTAAAGACGGTGCTCGGGAACCTGTTACCGGAGATAGATTTGACTTCATTGACAGATCTGTCGCAAGTCTCGCCAGGGGAGACATCACAAAGCGAGAAGAAATCCTCTGGGGATTTACCCCAGGAGAGTGCGGACCATACATCGAACGATGTGACAGAGAAGTAAGGTTCCACAAGGAAGTGCTGAGATTTCTCGGCATAGAGGAGACTGAGCGTCCGGATCTTGCGGCGCCAGGGACCAAAAAAAGCAAGGCGGTGGGTGAGCATTGCGGAGGTGCTTATACAGAAAAGTGTAAAAAGGACTTCCGCGATATGCTTCACCGCGTGTGTGCAACGTGTCCGAATTAAAGGAAACAAATTATGGCTGAAAATGTTGAGATAAATATCATTGCCAAAGGCATAGCGGACGCCAATAAAAAGCTTAAAAGCCTGGGCACGAATTTCAAAAAGCTAAAGACGAGGGTGCAGTCAGTAGACAGATCTCTTGCAAAGGTCCGGGGGAGTTTCCTCGGCCTTAAAGCTGCAATAGCAGTAGCGGGAACAGGGCTTATATTAAAGAAGGTTGCCGTCTCTACTATAGGAGTTGCAGCGGCTTTTGAGCAAATCGAGTTAAAGCTCAATAAGCTTACCAATGGAAGAGGCGTCGAAACCTTAGATCGGATCAATAAATGGGCTCTGGATATGCCTGTCAACACCAAGAAAGCGGTTGATGCCTTTACTACCATGCAGGCATTCGGCATTATCGACGCTTCCACACAAGAAGGGCTGGACGATGCAATAGAAAAAATGGAGACACTCGTCGATGTTTCCACCATTATGGGTGAAGATGCACTTCCAAGGATAGCCAGGGCACTGGGCCAGATGGGAGCACTGGGCAAGGTATCAGCTGAGGAGCTCAATCAGCTTTCAGAGGTAGGTATCAACTCACGGAAGATATTACAGGATACGTTCGGTATGACTGTAGAGGAGCTACAGAAGCAGAACGTGGAAATTGACAAGGTGATTGAAGCGTTGATGACCGGCATGAGGGACCAGTTCGGTGGTGCCGCAAAAGAAGGAATGACATCATGGCAGGGACTTACTTCAGCATTCCAGAGTTATGTTATCGAGATACAGAGGCAGGTTGCTGATGCCGGTGTATTTGGTGCTTTAAAAGAGCAGCTTACCAGTATTAATGCAAAGCTCAAAGAGTGGCTGGAGAATAATAGCGATCTAATCAAACAGAAAGTGCCTGAATTTATAGAAAAGGTTAAATCTACAACTGCAAGCCTGTCTAGCATATTCAAGGTATTGGTCCAGGACGTTGCCACGGTAGGCAAGTTCATATTCCAGCTACCTGTAGGGCTCAAGGCTGCGGCTGCTATGGCGTTACTGCTAGGCACAGGAGTAGGCAGGGTGGCTCTTATACTACTCGGTATTGAGGCGGCGGTAAAGACGTTCCCGGTATTGTGGAACCTTGCCATTGAAGCTAATTCCAGGGCGGTATTACTTATGATACAGGGCGTCAATAAGGTGATCGACGCAGTCAACAAGATACCAGGGGTGAAGATAGGAAAGATTGATACTTCCGGGCAGGAAGCACTTGTTGACCATTACACAAATATCACTATCGAATCCGAGAAAGCACTTGAGGCGAATCAAACACTGGTGCAGTCGCTTATTGATAGCGGAAAAGAAATAAATAAGGCTCTTGGGTCAACTAAAGCTACTACCTTTGACGACTCGCCGGCATCTCCCGTCATGCCTATTACATCCGGTACAGCAAAAGGAGAAGGAAAGAAGAGTGTCGAGGAGTGGCGTAAGGCGATGAAAGAGTTCAAAGTCGTCACTGATGAACAGATGAGAACCGCAGCCCTTACTTCCCTCAAGAGGTTTCAGGAGATTGAGAGATCCGGAAAGCTCACCGGGAAACGACTTGCTGAGGTATGGAGCGGCCAGGTGGCCCCTGACCTGATAGATGTATTTGACACACTGGATACAAAAACCCAGGAGATGGTACTGGCGAATAACAAGCGCTTTGAGGAGATGTCCAGCAAGGGCATAAATGAAATAGACAGGCTTGAAACCGGTACCCGTGACGTGCTCAACAGAATGAAGGGGCCTTTTACTGACTTTTTCGATAGCGCAAATCAAGGTTTCATGAACTTGCAGGGCCTTGTGGGGGGCGTGGTAAACGTCATCAGGAGGAAGCTTGCAGAGCTGGCGGCTGACAGGGCCATAAGTTATCTGACAAGCCTGGTGTTCCCAGGGGGCACAGGCAGTGGTGGCGGCGGAATACTCTCCGGGCTGTTTAGTCTCTTCGGAAAGAGGCCACACGGTGGTGGGCATGTGGGTAGTTTGCCGACTCAGAAGATATTGACTTTACACACTGGCGGACTGGCCGGTGATGAAACACTTGCAAAGCTCAAAAAGAAGGAATTTGTATTTAACGAGAACGTAACAAAATCACTCGGAGTAAACAGGCTGAACCGGATAAACAGCGGAGATTTCAGTGACTTCCAGCAAGGCGGTGGTGGCGGGAGCATCACGGTATTGGCGCCGGTTACGCTTAACGCGATCGACACTCAGTCGGGGATTGCTTTTTTGAGTAAGCCGGAGAACCTTGAGGTGTTTGAGGGTTTCTTGAGGCAGGCGATGGTAAACGGCGCGGCTAAACAGATGGGGCTTTCTTAAAGGGATAAAAAATTATGGGTGTTGCAGATCTGTTTCCGGTTGATCCGTCTTATGCGGTACAGCGCGAATTAAATGACGACGTCGTTATCGAGAAGATCCAGGGGAATCTTGAGAGGCGTAAGCAGATAAGCGGATTACAGCTACGATCGTGGGACCTCAGCACCAATGTCATGTCGGTGGCTGACCAGAAACTACTAGATGCTTTCTATCGAGCGCGGGGTGGGAAGTTTGATTCGTTCTCTTTTCTTCCTCCGGTGAATCACGACAGGCTCATTGAGACGCTCAGCGTGGGCACCGGTGACGGTTCCACAACGGTGTTTGACCTTGATAACACAGACTACTATCGCAGGGTATACACGGGCACCGGTACACGTAACCAGGCTTATGTGGATGCCGGTGGGGTATCAGCTACTTTCGCAAATACAGACGGATCAAAGACGAGTGCGGTGACTTATAGCGTGGCACCGGCGCTGGGCACGGCCTTAACAGTGGATATCGACGTTTACAGGATATGCCGGTTTAACAGTAATTTAAAAGACACTCTTATCTCTTATCAACTGTTATCGGCAAATTATTCTTTTAAAGAGCTTGCGAGGGAATCTATCTAAATGAGCAAAACAACTACAGCATCTTTTGACGCAAAGGCACAGGCAGCGCAGAACAAGCCGGTGGAGATCGTGGATTTCTTCCTGGGGTCTCAGACGGCGGATGACGCTGATACAAATCATTATGCCATCTACGATAAATCAATAGATTTCTTCAACATTGATGGTAACGCGCAGACGTATCCAGGTGGGCGGCTGTCCCGCGGACAGGTATCTCACAATGCAGGGTTGAGACAGTCGTCGGTGACTATACAGTTCGGCAATGTAGATGACAGATTCCAGACTTTTTTTTGGCAGCATCCGGGTTTTATGCTCGACAAGCGGTTTTTGATACGTCAGATATTCGCAGACCTGGTCAGCGACACTTCCCACTCAGTCACCATACTGGACGGAATAGTAGACCATGTTTTTATTGGTGAGGCTATATGCCAGATAAAAGTGGTCTCAAAAACAGGTTATACAGGGTTTCGGTCAGGACAGGCTATCGACAGGGTGTGCCCGATTTCAATCTTCGCAAACTCGCGCTGTGCGCAGGGTGTGACCGTGTCGGATCTCACCCAGGAGACTGCGGACAATGTGGACGCGGGGTCTACGACCAGCGTGGTAAAGGTAAAGACTATGGCCCAGGCGGATGACTACTGGAACATAGGAAAGATAGAGTTTACCTCCGGATCAAATGACGGGTATGTGAGGAATATAACAGACTGGGTACAGTCAACCAAGTCATTCACCCTGGCATGGCCACTGCCGAACACACCGGCAGAGGATGACACGGTAAAGGTGCTGCGTGACTGTAACCGGACGCTTGATATGTGTAAAACGAGATTTACTGAGGTGGACGCCAGTAACGGGAACATGGCCAACTTCAGGGGCAAGAATACTGTGGCTAGAAGCTTAAATCCGTAAGTCGATTAAGGAGGCAGGTGTAAGTGGGATTTTTTGATTTTGTAGGCGATGTTATTGACTTTGCTGGTGATGTAATTGGCGGCGCCGCTGATGTTATAGGCGGGACAGTCTCTGCGGTAGTTGATATATTTACTCCTAGTCAGGATTTTGGGGCGGGACCTACCGACACATTCAGTCAGGAAGCGCTATCTCCAATATATGAATTGGCCGGGTTCAGGAATATTGTATCCAATATGGTACCATCAGCGCTTATCTGGACCGAGGACGGCATGAGGGTACCACTCAAGCGGCTATGGGGGTCTGATCCGGGGACCACACAGAAGCAGCTCCTGGAGATAGGTGCAGGCGAGCTTGAGACGGTGGACAGTGTAGAGCTTAACGGTGACGCGATATCTAATTTTACAGGGTCTAGCGTGTCTATTTACACCGGTACGTCAAGCCAGGGAATCGACTCTCGGTATGACGCAAGCCCGAACGATATAGGGGGACTCAGGGACACGGCTTATCTGGCTCTGACCCTGGAGGCGAGCGAGAAGCTTACCGGAGATCCCCTGGTGACTACAAACGTGGCAAAGGGCCGCAAGATAGCCCTCTGGAACGGATCTGACTGGACAACACTGGCCGCTGCGGCAAGCGGTAACCCGGCAGCTGTCATACGAGACTATCTGTTACTGGACCGGGAGCAGGGCGGAGCGGGCCTTGTAGCGGCTGAGATAGACGACGCCTCGTTCGGTGTGGTGTATACATGGGCCGAGGTATTGGTAAGCGATGGCGCCGGTGGGACAGAGCCGAGGGCAAGGGTAACATATTCCCTGGACAGCTTTAAGCCGTGGACGGATGTACTGCAAGATATCCTTATGTCTTTCGGTGGGTTTATTGTTTCAAATGGCAAGGTGTTAAAGCTAAAGGTGAGGAAAGCGGAGAGTTCTGTTCAGGATTATGAGCCTGGTACGATGACAGGCACCATATTGCCGGGATCTTTCGGTTATTACACTTTCTCTAAGCAGGAACGGCCTAACCGCATGATCGGTATCTATAAGGACCCGTCAGATGCGGGTAACGACGCCTGGACACGCACGCCGGTAATAGACGACTATTCAGACCAACAGACTAATCCTCGCGGTGTGGTAACTAAAGAGATAACTTACAAGGCTATTTCCCGGCAGTCTCAGGCGATCAGGATGATTACACAGGCGATGAACGATCACAGGGTGAACTGGTTCGGCTGTAAGTTCAAGACTGATATAGATAGCGCACCACGTGAACGCGGGGACGTGATAAGGATAAAACACCCCATTCTCGGAGACGGGGCGACGTGGTATGAGTTGACAGTGGAGCGTGTGGTAGAGTATCCTGACCACACCAGGGAGATAACAGCAAAGGCGTATAACTCGACCATATTTAATGACAGCCTGGAGACTGATCCTGTGACTCTGGATTATGTGAGGGTTGCTAACCCGTTCACGGCCACTGACGAGGTAACAAGCCTGACCATAACCGAAGAGGGCGGTTTCGTGAATGAGGACGGGACGTGGGAGATAAAGGTCAATGGTTCTTTCACCGCACCGGCCCAGACGCTTACACTCACCCGATACAGGCTACTCGTCAAAGAGGACTCAGGGGCGTATGAGTTTGTAAAGTATGTCTCCTATCTCGATACAACTTTCAGCTTGCCTATAACGGCTGAGGTGGGCAAGTCGTACACGGTAAAGCTACAGACCGAAAACGAAAGGCACACCCTCTCAGACGGCGCGGAATCAAATACCATCACCATAGTGGGTAAGGATGTGGCACCCTCAGCAGTGTCCGGATTTACAGTTGTACAGGAGGGGAATAATCTACGTTTTAAATGGAATGCGATAACGGATGCGGACCTGTTCGGGTACAAGATCTCCTCCGGAGCGGTGTTCGCTACATCAATACCGGTGACAGAGGATTATCTGGGCGGGATTGAGTATATAGAGACCGCTGCGACTAACGGGACAAAGACGTTTTGGATAGTGGCAGTAGATAACTCCGGCAATGTATCCACACCGGTCTCCTACAGTATCGACGTAGAGGGCCTGACCACAAATATAGCGTTTGATAGTAGCGCTATTGACATGATTAACGACATTACAGACAGGAATAATATAGCTATAGAGTATATTCCCGTCTCCGGCTTTAACTCACGCACCATACCATCTTTCACAAACGACACGCTCCAGCAGTGGGACGACACTACAGACCTTGACGGAGTTGCCTGGGACTTTCCGGTGTTATCCGCAGCGGCGGACTTTACCACAGAGCCCTTTGACCTGGGCGGCGTGACCACGGGCAAGATTGAGCTTACGATGGGTACGGTGTTGACAGGATCTGTCGATTTTGTGATAGAAATCAACACGGCTGACACGCTGGATGCCTGGAACGGTTGGCAGGTCTTTACGACAGGGAACTACACTTGTAGATATTACAAGTTCAAGGTCTCATTTACACCGACAGATGTAAACACCGGCAAGTTAAACGTGTACAGCCTGAGCACGGTCTTTGACGTGATAGATAAGGTCGAGACCGGCATAGTAACGATAACCAACGCCAGTACTGGCCTCGCCGTAACATATACCACACCTTTTGAGGTGGCCCCGTCTATAACAAACGGCACGCTTGAGCTGTTTGACGCGGACGACACCAAGTACCTTCACCCTAAATCGTTTAGCGAGACAGTCAGCGGCTTTACTGTAAAGGCTTTTGATATAGACGCAGCCGCATTGGCTACCGGGACCGTGAGGTACAAGGCTACCGGTTATGTATTAAACCAGACTATTGATTTCAATGAGAATCTTGGAAATATTGCCGAGAACCTGACAAATGCGGCCATTGAGTACATAGAAGATGCGACAAGCAGATCCCGCACGATACCGTCCATCACTATAGATACGAGCCAGCAGTGGGACGATGTGACTGACCTTGATAACGCTGTATGGGGGTTCCCCGTACTTGCAGATGAGGCCAGCTTTACGACACCGGCGTTTGACGTAGGGCAGATCGCCACTGGCAGGTTTAACTTGACACTGACTACGGTACTTACCGGCACGGTGACAAGCTCTATTGAGATAAACAGGTCTGATGACGACATTACTTATAACGGCTGGGAGTCGTTTACTACGGGCACCACATATAGTGGAAGATATTTTAAATTCCGCTTTAAGTTTACAAGTGATAACGCGGCAGTATCCACTATTAACTATACCGATTTAGCACTGGCGGTGTCAGGAATTGTTTAAAAAGGAGGCTTTATAAATGGCAGAACAAGAAGGATATCTCGACTCGATATTACCCGACCAGTCGTCGAACATGTCAAAGACCAATATATCGAAGACGCTCCGGTCTCTACATTCGATGGATTTTGAGCTGTTCCATGTGGAGGAGACTTCTACTCCGGGCATGACGGTAGATGTCTATGGCGGCAGGTTTTTTGTAAGCGGGACATACACCGAATTCTCTCTCGACGGCAATCTGGACGTGACTACTACGGCAAGCGGTACATTTACCGCCCCGACAACAAATCCGAAGATAGACCTGCTTTATTATGACGTTAGCGGCGGCACACTGGGGATAACAGCAGGGTCGGAAGGGGCCAGCCCGTCGCAGCCCACTATACCTGACCCGAAGACCAAGATCCCGATCGCGCTTATCTACCACCGTGTAGGATCTACGAGCATAAAGAATACCGACGACTCTACAAACAGCTACATTATGGGGCGCAATGTCAGGCCGTTTCTGAACCTACGCACCGGCGGTATCAGTGACGTGGTCGATGACACCACGCCTCAGCTCGGAGGTGATTTAGATGCCAACAGCAAAGACATAACCACTATAGGCACCGTAGGGATTGGTACTGCAGCTCCAGATGGTCGCTTTCATGTAGAGCATTCATCCAACACGATAGACAATCCGATGTTTAAGATTAAGATTGACAATACCAACAATTTGCTTTTTTGCAGAAGTGATAACGATAGGGCGGATTCTGGCAACGGTATCTATAGCTTTCAGCATTTTAATAACGGAGCAACTCCTTGTGTAGATTATCGGGTAATGAGGGGGACTACTGATTTAAAAGGTGAGTTTGCAATATATACCAGTAACTCAGAAAGATTCAGAGTAGATGAAGATGGGAACTTTGGTATAGCTACAAACAATCCAACCTCTCTATTAGATGTTTATGCTGATAATTCAACAGTGGCTACTCAGATATTGAGACTAGACCAAGATGGCACAGGTGATTGCGGTATAAACTTCCAACTTACTGCTGTTATAAACTGGGCAATGGGAATTGATAATAGTGATGGAGATAAATTTAAAATTTCTATGTCAACAAACCTTGCCACTACAACTAGATTTGTTATTGACCAAGGTGGTAACATACAATTCAATGCTTATGGAACAGGTGCTCTATCAACTGATGCAAGTGGTAATATTACTGCTTCAGATGCAAGGTTGAAGGATATAGATGGAGCGTATGAGGGCGGTTTGGCTGAAGTTTTAAAGCTCAAGCCAACTAACTATCATTGGAATGAATTATCTGGTTGGGACAGGGAGCATATGTATACTGGATTTATAGCTCAAGAGCTGGCAGAAGTAATACCTACAGCAGTTGGTACAAATTATGATGGCTACCACAATATAGATGATAGACCTATAGTTGCTGCGCTTGTTAATGCGGTAAAAGAGTTAAGTAAGATGATAGATGAGTTGAAAAAGGAGAAATCATAATGGCGTTTGACCCAGAAGTAACAAGAGTGCCAACTTCAATAGGAGATGTAAGGATTAATATTACAGATGTATTAGTTGGCAGTGATATGGTTAAATAT